ACCAATCCTGCGTTGCACCAGCATATTACATACGTGCTCGAGACAGATGGGGCGATCCACGGTGTTGTTCTTTCTGACCGTGGAAAACCTGTTCCCGTTCTCTACTATCGTCACAAAACGCAACATCCTCTTAAAACCGGCGAACTTCCGCTCACCAATAGGGAGGTGCGAGAAGAGCAAATTGTAACTCTCCTTCGCGATAGCACTGATCCGCTGGGCCAATTTCTGACCCTTAAGACCGGTAGCCGCAGCAACACGTGCTTTGAAGCGCTTCCGAGCCGCAACCTTCAAACACCGATTCTCATAAGCCGTGATGGCCCAGAGGTCGAAGTTGTCAGGAGTGCAACTCCACTTAGAACGTGACAGCTTAGCTTCTATGCTGTTTTCGCCCTTCGTGGCGAAGAACTCGCTCCCGTTCGAAAACGAGAGAGGTCCTAGACGGAATGACCTAAGTGCTTTATGGCACTCTAGCCGCGCTTTGTACCAGTTTCCTGGTAACAATGCTGGTTTAACCATTTGGGAGTCGTGACTAATCCAGTCTGCCCACGCCTGTTTCTTGCGTGCAGCGTCCCTGGTTTCGTCGGGTACCTCCATTTTCTTCAGGTATCGCTTTTGGGCGAAATCTTCACCGAAGCTCTCTGCCGGTTGAAAGGCAAAGGAGGAAAGTATTTTTTGGAAGGCACTGATGGTGCTTTTGGGCATCTCCATGACTCCTCAGATGGTCGGTGCGGTGTCCGGGTCGAAACCCTGAAACACACCTTCGCCATCCCACACGGTGAGTTGTGTGGCGAGTGCTGCCAGAAGGGCAGACACGCGGGTTTTGGACTCTTTCGCAGCGCTCACGCGCACGCGGACTGAGACCGGGTCTTTCGCAGTGGTCGACCCAACCACGACTTCATTATGATCATTAATGATGATCTCCTGAAGAAAATTGGTTGTGGCGATGGAGCCCAGCGATTTGTTCTGCTGGGCACCGCGAAAGCGGACCGTGAGGTCCGGCTTCGTCGTCGAGGCGTACACTACGCCAGTATTTTCGCGACGCAAAACTTTGAGTGCGGGCATTTTAGTGCTCCATAAGTGACCGTAAGGTCAAAATGATCTCAGGATTTTCCTGGAGGTTTGATAGGAGAGTACGGCAGCATCAATCGTCCTTTTCCAATTAAAAATCGAATTGTTGAGGGTGAGACGGATGTCACCGCGGTCGAAGACCGTACGCGTGTAGGACTCCTCCGCGACAGTGCGCAAAACGCCGATTGTGTC